AATTAAATGAAAATAATATAAGATATGTAAAATATTTAAACACAAGAGGAATCAAGCACATTGATTATCCGTTTTACACATCTAAAAAATTAGACAATAGAATTTTAGTTCCTATATACAAGGATAAAAAACTTATAGGACAAGTTGCAAGATCCATTGATCCTAATACCAAACCAAAATATTACGCACAAGTACAACCAGGTACACTGTTTAACTTAGACAAACAACACTGGTCAAAAAAATTTATAATATTAGTCGAAGGAGTATTTGACGCCATAACAATAGATGGTGTAGCAATACTTGGTAGTGAAATAAGCAACAAACAAAAATTACAGATTGAATCACTCAATCGAAAAGTTATCATAGTGCCCGATCGTGACAAAGCCGGAAGCAAACTCATTGATCAGGCGTGTGATTGGGGATGGTCAGTATCTATGCCACCATGGCAAAAAGGCATCAAAGATGTCAATAATGCTGTGTTAAAATATGGCAAGATGCTGACTATTCAAGCCATCCTCAAACATACACACGACTCTAAAACAAAAATTAAATTAAATGAAAAATTGTGGTTATGAAGAAAGATTACCAACCAGTAAGATACAAAACACCGTTAAGATATCCCGGAGGAAAAAGTAGGGCAATTAAATTTTTACACAAGTATCTGCCATCCGTGATACAATCATACACTGAACCATTCCTAGGAGGCGGATCAATGGCACTGTACATCACACAGACATATCCTAATGCACTAATCACTGTGAATGATTCATACAAACCTTTATGGTGTTTTTGGACACAACTACAGAAATGTGGTAAAGAATTAATGCACGAATTGATAGACATCAAGAAAAACACTTGGGATAGTGTTGATGATCAGAAATCATTATTCAAAGACTGTAAAAAAATATTACAAACTAGCACTGATGATTATGAATTAGCAAAAGCATTTTACATTGTTAACAAATGTTCATTTAGTGGACTGTCAGAGTCAAGTTCATTTTCACGACAGGCATACGAAGGAAACTTTACTTTGAACAACATCAAAAAATTAACGATCTATCAAGATATAATACAGTTATGGAACATTACTAATTTGGATTATGCTTTTTATATGCAACCTGATTACGAACAGGACTTTATTTTTTTAGATCCGCCATACGATATAAAATCATTCTTATATGGTAAAGACGGAAGTCAGCATAAAGGATTTGATCATGACGAATTCAAAAATCACATTGATAATCTTGATCGTTGGCAGGCTAATTTTATGGTAACATATAATTCAAATCCACATACAATAGAACTGTATAAAACGTATCACTGTTTGTCTTGGGACTTAAAATACACATTTAGATCCACAGGTACATATATGCAAGACCAAAAAGAAAGAAAAGAATTACTGATTTACAATTATGAACCGAATTAAAAAACGTATCAAAGAGTGGAGTGAAAATTTATCTTTGTTGGAAGGACAAGACAGACTGGTTTACCTTATCGATCTTGCAAAAAATAAAACTACAATGGATTTTGAAAAAAGAATAAAAGAAAGATTAGTGACAGGATGTATAAGTCAAATCTGGGTGGATGTCATGGTAGAAGATAATAAAGTAAACGTAGAATATGATAGTGATGCAATGATAACAAAAGGTATCACTAGCATAGTTTGTGATTGTTTCAATGACAGTACAATAGAAGAATGTAAAGAAATAAACGGCGATGATTTTCTTGAACTTGGTATTGTAGAATTACTTTCTCAGCAAAGACGTAATGGTTTAGGAAATTTAATTGCAACAATTATTAGTAGATTCGATCAACTTGTAAAAAACCAACGGGAGCAAATATGAAACACAAACATTTGATTGTACGTGCAGAATTACATAATATTCCAAAGCACGAACAAACAATAATAGATTGGACAAACAACTTAATACGTGATATAGGAATGAAAGTTATGCTAGGACCATACGCAACATATTGTAATATGCCTGGTAACAAAGGAACAACCTGTGTTGCAATAATAGAAACATCACACGTAGCCTTACACATTTGGGACGAACCAAAACCAAATTTGGTACAATTAGATGTATACACTTGCGGTGAATTGGAAAAGGAATTGATATTCGATGCATTGGAAAAATGGGATATTGAAAAACTTGAATACAAGTATCTTGATAGAGAGACAGGACTAAAAGAAGTAAATTTTGAAATGACAAGTTTACAGAAAGAAGTTATAATATAGACGTGGAATACACTAAAGATTTACAGAAATTATTTTTGGAAATGTTTCTTGCAGACGCAGAATCATTTGTGAGAGCACAAAACATTTTTAAATATTCGCACTATGATGCAGAACTAAGAGAGCCTGCAAAATTTATCTATGAATATGCCGATGAATATAAAACATTGCCTGATGTTGAAATGGTAAATGCAAAAACAGGTGCACAATTACAATCTGCGGCTGACATTGATCCTAAACACTTTGATTGGTTTCTTGATGAGTATGAACGTTTTGCAAGACACAAGTCTTTAGAAACAGCCATACTGGCATCTGCAGATATGTTGGAAAAAGGTGAATATGGTTCTGTAGAAGAGAAGATTAAGAAGGCAGTCCAAGTTGGACTTACAAAAGATATGGGTCTGGATTATTTTGAAGATCCAAAATCAAGATTACAAGCACTAAAAGATAACAACGGACAGATTCCAACTGGATGGAAAAACTTTGATAAAAAATTGTTTGGTGGGTTTAATAGAGGTGAACTGAATATATTTGCAGGTGGTTCTGGTGCTGGTAAGAGTTTGTTCTTGCAGAATTTGGCAGTGAACTATGCAGAGCAAGGATTGAATTGTGTGTACATCACACTAGAATTAAGTGAAAATCTTACAGCAATGAGAATAGATGCTATGATGACCGAGACGCCAACTAGAGAAATTTACAAAGACTTAGACACAGTTGATCTTAAAGTCAAAATGAAAGCGAAAGCATCTGGTAAACTTAGAATAAAGTATATTCCATCTGGAGCAACTGCCTTAGACATAAGAACTTATATTAAAGAATTTGAAATACAAAATAATAAAAAGTGTGATGTAGTTTTAATAGATTACTTAGATTTACTGATGCCAATCAACAAAAGAGTATCTCCGAGTGACTTGTTTGTGAAGGACAAATATGTGTCAGAAGAACTAAGAAACTTGGCGGTTGATACAAACTGTTTAATGATCACAGCATCGCAGTTGAACAGAGCAAGTGTAGAAGAGATTGAGTTTGATCATTCGCACATCAGCGGTGGTTTAAGCAAGATACAAACAGCAGACAATGTGATTGGTATATTTACATCACGTGCAATGAGAGAACGTGGCAAATATCAAATACAGTTTATGAAAACAAGATCAAGTTCCGGTGTTGGTCATAAAGTGGACTTAGAGTTTAACATCGACACATTACGCATACTAGACTTGGCTGAAGATGAAGAATATCAAACATTTAAAAAACAAGCGCCGTCAATTTATTCTAACTTAAAAAGAACATCCACAGTGACAGCAGAAGCGAAAGAAGAACACAAGTCGGAAGAACCTCCACGTGATGACATTGGCAAAGTAAAAGCAAACATCGAATCAAGTAAAATCAAACAACTTATACAAAATATGAACAAAAAATGAACAAGTTCAGTGTAATTTTTTGGATAATAATTCTCATACTAGCATTTTACATTGGTTTGTATATATGATAGATAGAATACTATCCGTTGGTTGTTCTTTCTCTGCTTTACGTCCTTCAAACGATATTAAGACCTGTATTGGTCACGAATTTTCAAATCACTATGGACTGCCTGTTGATGTGATTGCTTGGGCAGGAAATGGTAATAGAAGAATTAATATAGACACACAATTATATTTTGAAAATAGACCAGAACAAAAACAGAGCACATTTGCTGTAATACAATGGTCTACACCTGTAAGACGAGACTTTCCTGCAATCCGATACGGCTATGAAGATAATCTAAAACCCATATTTTGGAAAAGTTGGAAGAGCCACAAGGAAAGAGAAGCACGATATATCAACGATCGTGCGTGGGATTTAGATATGGATCAGCCTCTAGTTGAATTAGAAAATTTAATTAGTTTGCAAAACTATTTCAAACTTAATAGGATTGCTTATGTTATGTATTTTGGATTAGATCCTGAAATACACACAGCAATCCCTCAAATACAAACTTTGCTAAAACAAGTTGACAAGGAAAGAATCTTCAGATATAATACTCATCATATGGAATGGTGTATCAAAAATAAACATACTTGCACTGAACAAGATCCTCACCCAAATGAGAAGGGTGTTGAACTTTGGTCAAAAGAAATGTTTGACTGGATTGAAGAAAATAAATTTTTTGACACTATTTCATAATTTTTTATCCAAAGAGATAAAATAGCATAGAACTGAGACTTCAAAACTGATGATGAATTATAAAAAGATGATTGTACGACTACGAATGTGGTATGCAAAGATGCGTGGACATCCCGGAAAGAGATGGGACTATGAACCTGGCGACCACTATATGGGAAGAACAAGATACAGAAAACAATAACTAATAGTTCAAATATATGGACGATAAAAACTACAAACCAGTCCACACCAACAAAGTAAAGGATAATAACTCGCCTTTTACAGGTGCTCTGGGATGGTTAGATAATAGATTACCAATTTTTAGAATGTTCAAGCACGAATACTTGGACTTTCAAGTGCCTAAGAATCTAAATTACTTTTGGAGTTTTGGCGCTATACTTACATTCACTTTATTAGGTTTGATTGCAACCGGACTAGTTTTAGGTATGCACTACAAACCTAGTGTGGCAGAAGCATTTGACAGTGTCGAGCATATCATGAGAGATGTCAATGGTGGATGGCTTATCAGATATGCCCATATGAATTTGGCATCTTTCTTTTTTATTGCTGTGTATTTGCATATGTTCCGCGGACTTTATTTTGGATCATACAAAGAACCTAGGCAACTAATGTGGATATTGGGAATAATAATTTATTTCCTAATGATGGCCACAGCATTTTTAGGTTATGTTCTTCCCTGGGGACAAATGAGTTATTGGGGAGCAACTGTGATTACAAGCCTATTCAGTGCAATTCCTTTAATAGGAGATTCTATTGTCACTCTACTTTGGGGAGATTATGCTGTTGGTGATGCATTCCTAAATCGAGCATTTGTACTTCATTGGTTAATTGCATTTCTAATTGTTGGTGTAGTATTGTTTCACGTGATAGCACTACATATGACAGGATCTAACAATCCAGTTGGTGTTGAACCAAAGGACACACGTGATACTGTATCATTTCATCCTTATGTTACAATGAAAGATATGTATGCTTTTTGTGTGTTCTTATTAGTCTTTATGTTATTCCTGATGTATGTACCAAATATATTAGGACATCCGGACAACTACATCGAAGCCAACCCCCTTGTGACGCCAGCACATATTGTTCCTGAGTGGTATTTCTTACCTTGGTACGCAGTGTTGAGAGCGATTCCAGATAAGTTAGGCGGTGTCATAGCGATGGTATCTGCAATAGGTATTATGGCATTACTACCATGGTTAGATACAAGTAAGATTAGATCATCTATTTACAGACCAATTTGGAAACAATTTACGTGGTTCTTAGTTGGAGACTTCTTCTTGTTAATGTATGTTGGAGCGATGCCGGCAGAAGGTCTTTGGATACTGCTAGGACGTATTGGAACCGGATACTGGTTTGCGTACTTCCTAATACTTGCACCTGTGGTAGGTTGGCTAGAGAAACCACAACTTATTCCAGACGCAATTCATCTACGTAACAAGAAATAGTTAATCATAAAATTGATTGATCTTCATTGACTTGCACTCTAGCACCTCAATGTAATCAGAATTATTTAGGTGTTTGATTCTTCCTATACCTTTTATCACATCATAATCAGAATAAGGAAATGGTTTGTTTATATTCAAATCAACATAATAACCATTATCAATACCAAGCGTAACAAAGGTTACATATTTTTTATCACCCGATTTGTATACTCTGCCGTTGGCGACTAGTCCGGCGAATTCGATACGATCGAGATAGAGATGCTTGGTATAGAAGCCTGGTAAGAATTTTTTATCTGACCACCAACCATATTTTTTAAATTGATATACAGGATCATCCCAACTGTCAGACTTACTAACAGTCACAGGATTTAATCCAACTCTTTTTGCTTCTGTCTTGTATACCCATCTCCTATAGGATCCATGACAGTGTTTTAGTGCCGCTTGCCAGAAACCTTTTTGGTTGTGTGCTTTTTGATATGCTAATGCCCATATTAATCGGCCTAAGTTTACTGCATGAGCTCTGCACAAACCAAATCCACTTAGGCTTTGTAAAGATTTGAACACTTCGTCTTTGCGAGGATGATCTCCAAGTCTAGTCATAAATTCCATCACACGCTCTTCATTTTTTTTAGCGAATGCTCTACGATACATATCTGCTTCGTAGAAATCACAGCCTATGAGTTTTGATATTTGCACGATAGCATCATCTTCACACACAACAACATCAGAAACTCTGTCAGTTGTCCAGTCACTAAAAAAGGCCGCTTTACGTCTTCCTTGCAGTGCCACAGGTCTTATCAATGCTGTGGCAAATACACAATCAAGCATTGACTGAGGGCGTATCGCTCGGAACAGTCTTCGCATCGCGGGCGATTCTCCCTGGGTGACTCCCAACACGTCTCCCCGACTCAACAAAGACGAAGTAGCCTTGTCTATCTCTGGATATTCGTATAACTTTGTTTGCGAGTCTATGTCCAGTAACTGGCTCAGTCCACGATTGGCCAAGATGTCTACTTTGAGGTGTTCGAGATCTTCTACCTCGTTCTTGTCCAGTAGTATTTGATTTGTTTGAGAAATTAAAGATTTTGGTAATTGCCTTGTAAACATTAAGATGCCTCCACAGTGTTTTGATATACATTTCTTTTTGCCTTTCAGTTTTGATTCTATACGTTTTGCCTCTTTGGGATCAACTCCTATTGATTCATAGGTAAATTTCCTGGGCAGTCTTCCTTTGTATCCGAGTCTTTTTGCCGCTTCACGTTTCGCTGACTTGTCTTGATAAAGGACATAGTTTGATATCCTCGCTGACTGTCCGGGCCATTTCTTAAATATACGATTCATAACTTCTTCTTGTCGATAGTGTGGATAATCAATATCAACATCAGGTAAGTCATCTCGTTTAGGATTAAGAAATCTTGCCACAGGAATATCCCACTGGATGGGGTCAACGTCAGTTATACCCATAAGGTAACACACCAATGATGAACCAGCAGAGCCACGAGTCATATGTGGAATGTCCTGAGTAAGATCAAGAATATCACGGATTTGTAGGAAGTACTCTACGAACCGGAGATCAAGAATGATCTCAAATTCTTCTGCAAGTCTTTGTTGATATATTGATGTGTTGGGACAGGTGCGTGTGAAACGCGATGTGAGTTTGCCTATTTGTTCTAGCGCCTTTACGTCTTCCATTGTTTTGCCTTAGTGCCTTATGAGCCTGAGTTTTGCCTCAAACAGTAATCATATTTATCAAAATTTTACTTGGAATGTTTACAAAGTGGAATAATTTTTTATTATCAGATCTTTATATTCAACGGTTGCTGTTAAAGGAGGTTTAACATATTTGTAGTCTAACTCTATACAGTACTTGTTCCACAAATTATCAAATTCCACGTCTGTAAAAGAATGATAGATATTACTTTTCACAGAGTTTTTAATTAATTGTTCTGTTGAATTATCACTTATTCCAAAGATTATATCCTCTACATCAATGAAAACAGATTTGTTATCTTGGAAACATAAATTGTGACCGGTGTAATCTATAGGACAAAGTGGATAATAGTTTTTTAATCTATGTATAACATCTTTCACATATTGGTCTTTAGTAAATCCTGGAGGACTTGGAACCATTTGATCTGTTGGTGTCATAAAGGTTTTGCAAACGATATGTACAAATTCATAATCAAGATCAACTTCATAATCGATTATTAGATCTGATTCTAATAAATTTATTCTTGCAAAGATCATATCCCATACTCTAGGATGTAACTTACCGAATCTTTGCATTTGTTCTCCACAGAAAACTTTATGATGACGTCCATTTTCTTCATACAATACTTTCAATTTAAGATAACCAATGTCGTCTGAAAAATGGTTGTCGATAAATTTTTTGATGTCTGCGTTAAAATGTTTACTCATTAAGTGCTATTACTTACCAAGTTCACAGTTGACAGAGATGCATTAGACCTTTAAACTAGTAGGTAAATATATGAGTATGATAGACAATTCAATCCTGTTATCAACAGCACATCTAAACCAAGGAGTACACGATCTCTGGCGATATGCTGTAATCAATATGTCAAACTACGAGGACACTCACACAGTAGGTTTTATAATGAATCAGCAAGTAGTTAACTTTGATGTTGCCGCTATACCAAAGGTGTATAGTATTACAGCACCAATGCCTAAAAAGCCTTGTCCAATATATTGTGGTGGACCTGTTTCGACAGACAAGATTACTATTTGTCATTCTTCCGAATACAAAAATAAACGCATTC